CTTTTCAGTCTGTATCTCTCCAACACAGTCCGAACCGATGCTGGACTCACCTTTTACTACCCGACCTGATCAAAATCGATGACAGATACCCCCAAACGCAGCAAAGCCATACGAGGGGCAATCGAACCAAGGCTTCACAGCCCATATCTCAAGGGTAAATCTAAAGTTGATGATGTTATAGAACTAGCTGAGATGATTAAGATGCCTTTGCTTCCCTGGCAGAAATTTGTGCTTACAGATATGCTAAAAGTGGACTCAAAGGGAATGTGGATTCGTAAAACCAACCTTTTGCTAGTTGCTCGTCAAAATGGCAAGACTCACCTAACCCGAATGGTCATTTTGGCTCATTTGCTGAAATGGGATAGCAAGAACATCATTATCGCTTCATCTAACCGAGCAATGGCCTTAGATACCTTTAGGCAGGTAGCTCAAGTCTTAGAAGGCAATCTTCAGTTGATGGAGATGGTTAAAGCGATCAGATATGCCAACGGCACAGAATCGATTGAGATGAAAGATGGTCGCCGCTTAGATGTCGTAGCTGCTACTCGTGATGGATCGCGTGGTCGAACCGCAGATGCGCTATTTCTTGATGAAGTCCGAGAATGGACAGAAGAGGCTTATCGCGCTGCGATGCCCGTAACTAGAGCGCGACCTAATGCGCACACATTCTTAACATCAAATGCCGGGGATGCTTACAGCACAGTATTAAATGATCTAAGAGAACGCGCTCAGGACTATCCGCCTAAGTCTTTTGGGTATTATGAGTATTCAGCTCCCCAATATTGTAAAATCACAGATAAGAATGCTTGGGCACTGGCAAATCCCGCTTTAGGCCATATGGTGACGTTAGAAGCTCTTGAAGAGTCAGTTGCCACGAGTCCAATCGAAAATACTCGAACTGAGTTACTTTGCCAATGGATTGACAGCCTTTCAAGCCCCTGGCCTCATGGAATACTTGAAGAGACATCAGATAGCACCTTAGAGATCCCACCAGGGGCTTATACGGTCTTTGCTTTCGATGTGAGTCCGTCAAGGCGCAATGCCTCGCTTGTTGCTGGTCAATTACTACCAGATGGTCGAATTGGCGTGGGAATCTTGCAAACTTGGTCAAGTCAAGTAGCAGTTGATGATTTGAAGATTGCTGTGGACATTAAAGGCTGGTCTGATATTTATCGACCACGATTGGTTTGCTATGACAAATACGCAACTCAATCTATTGCTGATCGTTTGAAGCAATCTGGCGTTATGGTGGAAGATGTTAGCGGTCAGCAGTTTTATCAGGCATGCGGCGATCTTTTGACTGGATTGGTAACTCATAAAGTCGTGCATAATGGGCAAGCAGAGTTTATTCAGCAAATGAACAACTGCGCAGCTAAAGTCAATGATTCAGCCTGGAGAATCATCAAACGCAAATCAGCTGGTGATATCTCAGCCCCAATCGGTTTGGCTATGGTGGTTTCAAAGTTAATGTTGCCAGCACCAAAACCTCAAATTGTTATTTGACAAATACTAGAAATTTGTCTAGGTTGTGCTATCATTTAGGCTATGGGTATATTTTCGCGTGCAGTATCAAAGCCGATTAAGCCGACTGTTCAAGCGCAATATGCCCCACAAAACATTAATGATCCATATACCTACAGCTATTTCACATCGATTGATCGATCACAAGCTTTAGGTGTTCCAGCAGTTGTTCGATCAAGAAACTTAATTACCGGCACAATCGCCGCGATGCCTTTAGAGTTGTATCGCAAATCTACTGGCGAAGAATTAGGTAAGCCAGTCTGGTTAGATCAACCTTGCTTTAATCAACCTCGATCAGTAACGATTGCATATACAGTAGATAACCTGTTATTTTTCGGAGTAAGTTATTGGATGGTTACAGAGCGATACCAAGAAGATGGTCGCCCAGCTCGTTTCGAATGGTTAGCACATCATCGCGTTACTCCGCAATATAACAAAGATGCAACACAGATCGAATCATATTTAGTTGATGGCAATCCAGTATCAAATGAAAACATGGTTACATTCCAAGGATTATCCGATGGTATTTTAACTATGGGTGGCCGCGTATTAAAGGCCGCACTCGATCTAGAAAATGCTTCTGCTATTGCAGCTTCTACTCCAATGCCATCTGGTTACATTAAAAATACCGGCGCAGACTTAGATCCTAAAGAAGTTCAAGGATTACTTGCATCGTGGAAGGCAGCGCGAGCAAATCGCAGCACTGCTTATCTAACTTCTACTTTGGAATATAACACTGCATCATTCTCACCTAAAGACATGATGTATAACGAAGCCAAGCAAGACTACGCAACCCAGATCGCTCGTTTATGTAACGTTGATGCATTTTATCTTTCTGCAGATGCAAATAATTCAATGACTTATTCGAACTTGCTTGACTCTCGTAAACAGTTTGTATCACTAACTTTGCAACCATTCATTTCAGCCATTGAAGATCGCCTATCAATGAATGACATCACTGCCAATGGCAACGAAGTTCGCTTTGATCTAGATAAATCATTCTTGCGTGCTAACCCAATGGATGATCTTCTAGTAATTGAAAAGATGTTAAGTCTTGGCCTAATCACAACTGAACAGGCTATGGAAATGACGGATCTAACCCCTAATGGAAGCAACGGTATGTAATGGAAAATCAAATCCTCACATTCAGTGCTGAATTAATTGCCAACATAGAAGAGCGCACTATTTCTGGAAAAATTGTTCCAGTTGGTACAGGCGAAATTGGCAACACTTCAGCTGGTCGTGTGGTCTTTGAAAAAGGATCAATTACGATCCCAGAAGATCCTAAGACTATTAAACTTTTGAACCAACATGACATGAAGCAGCCATTAGGCAAAGCCACAATGTTCATCGAGCAAGCAGATCATATTTTTGCTAGCTTTAAAATTAGCCGCAGCAATCGTGGATCAGAAGCCTTGATCCTTGCAGAAGAAGGATTGCAATCTGGTCTTTCAGTAGGCGTTGAAGTATTAAAGTCAAAAAATAAGGGTGGCGTGATGCATGTATCCGCTGCTCGTTTATTCGAAGTTTCATTGGTAACTGAACCGGCATTCAAGTCGGCACAAGTTATTGATGTAGCGGCCGAGGAAACTCCAGAAGCCGAAGAAGTAACACTACCAACAGAAAGCGAGCCAGTCGTGGAGAATACTCCAGATACAGCAGCTCCAGCAGTAGAGGCATCAGCTGTCGAGGCAGCTCGTCCAACTGTTACAGCTGTAGCTTATACAACTCCTCGCATCAAGCCACTCACCGCTGGTGAATATCTTGAAGCGAACATCAAAGCAGCTATGGGCGATGATGAAGCCCGTCAGACAGTTCGCGCTGCTGATGACACATCTTCAAACACAGGTCTTACTCTTGCACCTCACCTAAATGAGTTTGCAACTAACACAATCTCAGGCCGTCCAGCAGTAGATTCAATCTCTCAGGGCGTTCTACCATCAAGCGGAATGTCTTTCACCTTGCCTAAATTGTCACAGGCACCTTCTGTAACTTTGGAAGCTGAAAATGGCGCACTAGGTGGCGACGAAATGACAAGCACATATTTAACAGTTGATGTTAAAAAAGCAGCCGGGATTCAAACGATCAGTTGGGAGCTTCTTGACAGAAGTTCGCCTGCCTTTTATGACCAATTAATTCGTGAGTTAAATGACGCTTATGCTAAATACACAGATTCTGCAGTAATTTCAGCATTCACAGCATCAGGCACACAAGCAACAGCAACAGCAGCAACAATCGCTGGTTTGAAGTCATTTATCGCTGTTGAAACTCCAAAGGCTTATGCAGCTTCTGGCAAGTTTGCTAAGAACCTTATCGTCAATACAGCATGGTGGTCAGATATTCTTGCTGCTGAAGATACAACTTATCGCCCTCTATTCAATGCCGCACAGCCTTCAAATGCTGCTGGTGTTGCTTCAGGTCAATCAATCGTCGGTAACGTACTTGGTCTTGGTCTTTCAGTAGATCCACACATGTCAGTTACAACAAAGATCGATGAGTCAGCATTCATCATCTCACCAGATGCATTCCGCTTCTACGAAGCACCAAAGACAACCCTTCAGGTTCAGGCTTTGGCTAACGGACAGCTACAAGTAGCAGTCTATGGATACTACGCAATCGCCCCAATCTGGGGTGGCGGAGTTCGTCGCTTTAACCTAACTTAATAGTTAGTAGTTACTAAGTCGCTGAGAGGGGGCATAGCCCTTGCCCCCTCTTGGTCTTTAGAAAGGAATTGGAATGTCACTGTGCACAGTAGCTGAACTCAAGAGCGTTCTTGGCGTGGGTTCGCTATATCCAGATGCGACAATCCAAGAAGTGTGCGATGCAGCAGATGCAGTGTTACTTCCAATGCTATGGGCTCCCAAATGGTTCACAGTAGCTCACGAAAATATTATTGGTGAGGGAACTCTATATTTTGATGATCCAATTAGTGATACTTTCTATGTGGGTCAAACTGTAACAATTGCTAATTCAGGTACTTCATATAATGGCAGTAAAGTAATTACATCAATGGGTAATTACTCAATAACTGTTGCTACTAGTCATGCAACAGCACAGGGGTATCATCCAATTTACCCTTATGGATCTGTATCGACTACGACTTACACAGACTGGACACTAGATATGGCTGTCCAGAATGCGGCTCTCATGATAGCTGTTGAGATCTGGCAAGCGAGAACCAGCACTTTAACTGGTTCAAACTCCGTTGATTTCCAGCCCTCACCTTATCGAATGTCAGCACAGCTGCTCGCTAAGGTAAGAGGATTGATCGCGCACGCGCTAGACCCTCGCTCAATGGTGGGCTAATGCCAGCACCAGTTACCACCCTACGAACTACCCTGGCGACAGCGTTAGTTGATAACTCACTTTGGCAGACTTTTGCCTTTCCGCCTTCAGTAGTTCTTGCTAATTCAGTTATCGTAAGCCCGGACGATCCTTATCTTGCGCCAAGCAACAATGCGCGCAACACAGTCAGCCCACTGGCTAATTTTAAGATTATTATTACTGTGCCTTTATTCGATAACGAAGGCAACCTTAACGGCATTGAAACTAATGTAGTTCGAGTGTTTAATTTACTCGCTGCCAGTTCTTTGACCTATAATATAGGCAGTGTATCTGCCCCAAGTGTTCTCAATGCTGCTTCAGGTGATCTGCTCAGCTGCGAGATGTCCGTATCAATCCTAACAAGTTGGAGTTAATATGTCAGACCTAACACCAGAGGATCTAGCCTTCTTGAAGAAGATTGGTCAGATCACCGAAGCACCAGCAAAGCCAGTAACTACTAAGAAGGAAGAAGAATAATCATGGCAATTTTTCTAAATAACAAAGTTGGTTTTAAGGTTGCCACTATCAATCTTTCAGACCACGTAACTGCTTTTACTCTTAACCGTCAGGCAGATCAGATTGAAGTAACTGCTATGGGCGACACAGCTCACAAGTTTGTTACAGGACTTTCAGCAGATACCATCACAGTATCATTCTTGAACGACACAGCAGCATCAAACGTATTGGCAACTCTTCAGGCTGCTTATGGCACAACTGTTGCGTGGCAAGCAATTCAGGTTTCAGATGTCGCAGTATCAGCAACTAACTTGCTTTACTCAGGAACAATCTTGGTTGATAACCTAACAGACATCAATGGCGCAGTCGGCGATGAAGGTATGATTGACATTACATTTACCTGCAACAGCAAGACAGCAACAGCATCAACTGGTACTTGGTCATAATCTAACTACTAAAGAAAAGGGCTAAAAGAATGGCAAAGCTAAAGATCACAAGGGCAGATGGGTCTGTATCTGAGCATCAGATAACTCCATCGATCGAATACACATTCGAGGTTTATGCGAAGATGGGCTTTCATAAAGCTTTTCGTGACCTAGAACGACAGACCGATGTGTATTGGCTCGCCTGGGAGTGCATCCGCCGTAGCGGTGAAACTGTCAAACCATTTGGGGCAGAGTTTCTAGAAACACTTGTAAAGGTGGAAGTTCTAGATGATGACCCGGAATTATAGGGCGTGATTCTTTCACATACTTGATCGCGAGATTGAGTCTTGAAACGCAGATCGCGCCTAATGACTTACTCGAACTTGATTCGAGAATGTTCAAGGCTTTATTACAGGCTATGAAAGATCGAAACAAGGAGATGAAAGATGCCAGTCGAAGTAAAGGGCGGTCTCGCACTTCGTAAAGCATTAAAGAAGTTTGCCCCCGATCTGGCTAAAGAGACTCAAAAAGAAATTGCTAGTTTTCTAAAACCTGTGGTTAGTCAAGCAAGAGGCTTCATTCCATCTCAAGCACCGTTATCAGGGTGGGGTAAGGCTTCTGCTACTGGCAGATTCCCTGAATGGTCTAGTGCTGATGCAAAACGAGGCATTGGATATAAAACAACACCCAGCAAGCCTAATCGATCAGGATTTAGATCTTTGGCTCGCATTCAAAATGCTTCCGCAGCTGGTGCTATTTATGAAACGGCTGGTCGTGTCAATCCTAACGGTCGTGAGCAAGGTGCAGCATTTATTGTTCAACGTCCAGGCTATAACCAAGGCGCAAATATTGTGGCCGCTAACCGCAACCAAGGTCGCAGTCGTAATCCACAAGCAGGATCAATATTTGTCCAAGCCATTAACCAATATGGCCAAATCGTCGATGCCAATAATCAAGTAGGTCGCGGTCGCCGTTCTCGTAAGATGAAGGGGCGTGCGATCTTTAAGGCATGGAAAGAAGATGGCGGTAAAGCTAATGGCGCAATTATTAAAGCTATTGAAAATGCAAAAGATAAATTTAACAAGGCAGTAGGTTACAGATAATGGCTAATCCATCAGTAGTAATTGATATTGCGGCCGAATACACTGGCAAAAAGGCTTTTGATAAAGCTAGCAAATCCACTTTAAATCTTGAAAAAAGTGTTAAAAGCCTTGGTCGTACTTTAGGCCTTACTCTTAGTGCTACTGCTGTTTTAGCTTATGGCAAAGCCTCTGTTAAGGCTGCAGCAGCCGATATTAAGGCACAGCAACAATTAGCCCTATCTTTAAGGAATGTTGGTTTAGAACGCGATGCTGCCACAGCTGAAGGATATATCCAGAGGCTCGAAAAAGAGTTTGGCATCATCGATGACAAGCTGCGCCCGGCATATTCTTCATTAACTATTGCAACCAGAGATATTGCTGAAACTCAACGCATACTTGGAATTGCACTAGACATTAGTGCTAACACTGGCAAAGACTTGAATGCTGTAGTTGCAGCATTAAGCAAAGCATATTTAGGCAACAACACAGCACTTAGCAAGTTAGGCGTTGGCATATCCAAGGCTGATCTAAAGGCTAAATCATTTCAAGAGATCAGCGAGCAACTGGCTGTCACCTTTGCTGGCTCAGCCAAGAAATCTGCTGACTCATTCGCTGGTTCAATCGACAAACTAGCTATTGCTTCAAACAATGCTAAAGAGATTATTGGCGTTAGCCTTATTGGTGCGATTCAGTCATTGGGTAACGATAAGACTATGGATAACTTAGCCAGTGGTATTGAAAGTGCTGCTAAGTCACTTGCTAACTTTGTTGATTCTATTGTGTATTTGAAAGAACAGATTAAATCAATACCGGGCTTTGGCCTTGTATCATATCTAGGCAGTGGCGTTACTGATCTACTTGGTAGGTTTAGCCCACAGCGTCTAGCCGAATTGGTCAAGGCAATTAAGGGCTTTGAAGGCATGGGTAATGTATCCATGACTGGTGGTTCAAACATGGACACTCAGAAATATGATGCACAACAAAAGAAAATTATTGCTGCTCAAATTAAGGCTGCCAAAGCCGCAGCCGCAGCAAAAATAGCAGCTGATAAAAAAGCAGCTGCTCAAGATCTTGCTCTTAAAAAAGCAAATTCAGCATTCGATCTGCAAAGTATTCAAATTGCTGCTGCTCTAAAGAATACTTATGACAAAGACGAACGCCTGCGCCTATTGGCTTTACAGGAGATTGAAAATGGCAATGGCGAAGCTGCGCTGAAGTATATCGAGCAATTAAATCTACTTACCAAAGAACAGCAAACTAATAAACTTAATGGCATTAAAGGCATCACTGAGACTGAATTAAGTTCTATCAATACTATATTGATGAGAGATCTTGAAGCCATCCGAATCAGCAAAATGTCTGAAGAAGATAAGGCTGCTGCTCGCCAAGATGCCTATGCTAAATACAATGCTGCCATTTCAGAATCTGGTGGATTAGCAGAAGCCAATTTCTATACTGAAAAGACACAGGCTCAATTACTTGCTATTGCCAAGATTGCTGCCTTAGATGATGTATCTAACGCGCAAACAACATTATTAAACATAGCCAAGATTGATCAACTAGATGTTATTAAAATTGTTAAAGATGCTCAGGCTTCAGCCGATGCTGAAAAATATGCGGCTCTACAAGGTTATATCAATCTTCTTAAATCAATCCCACAAATTCCATCCTTGGTTCAAGCACCAAGCATAGGATCTGGCGGAACGATATCTGACAATGGCATGGGTGGTAATTACACAGGCGACTTTACTGATTATTTGCCAGCAAATCCTCGACAAACAGCTTTCAGTCCTGCTCAGCCAATACAACCAATTAATATTACTGTTGCTGGTTCAGTGTTAAATGGCCAAGAATTCACTCAGATAGTTAATGAAGCATTACTTAATGCTCAACGCACAGGTTATTCTCAAGCAGTTGCAGGGGCAATACCTACACCATGACCTTGCCTGTAATTAACGCAATCATCAACTTTTCAACTGGTGCTGGCTTTGCCTCGCCTATGATTCTTGATGCGGGTATTCTTGGCGTTAATGCTTTGGCTGATAGCACAGCAGTCGTAGTCGATGTGTCAGATGTAGTTGATTCAATTAAGACCGTTCGCGGTCGATCTGCCAATGCGGATAACTTCCAGACAGGCAACATGAGCCTTCGCATTATTGATCAAAATGGTTATTTCAACCCGATGAATCCATCAAGTCCTTATTACAACCTTTTGACTCCAATGCGTAAAGTCCAGATTACAGCCAGTTATGGCACTAAGACTTATCCAATCTTTGCTGGCTACATAACGTCATATTCGACCACCACGCCTAAAGATGTCGGTGATGTGGTTTATACTACGATCACCGCTGTTGATGGCTTTAGATTGGCTTACAATGCCCAAATCAGCACTGTGGCAACTACTCCAGCGGGTCAAACTTCAGGTACACGCATTGGCAAGTTACTTGATGCTATTGGCTGGCCTGCATCTCAAAGAGATATTGATACTGGACAAACCACAGTTCAGGCAGACCCTGGCACTGCTCGTACAGCTTTAGGGGCCCTTCAAACAATCGAGAGTACCGAGTACGGTGCTTTATACATGGATGCGTTGGGCAATTTTGTATTCCAAGATCGCAATTTGACTTCATCTAGCGTGGCTGGCACTCCAACGGTATTTAACGATAATGGCACAGGCATTTCATATAACAATGCCCTTTGGAAATTAGACGATACTTTAGTATTCAATAAGGCTACCGTTAGTCGAGTTGGT